CCAGCAATAATTCTTTCGTTTTTCATAGCTGTTATAGTAGCATTCATAACCATATTACTGGTGTTGTTACCAAATGCACCAATTGCTTCAAGAGCTATTTCGTCTGCAACAAATTCTTTATTGTTTAAAAATTGATTATTTAACTGTGCTAAATATTCCCCATAAGCCTCTCCTGCAGGGTCTACTACTGCTCTTTCCGCAGCTAGTAATCCAAATTTTTTCCAACCAAAATCTCCTTTACCTACTAAAAGTCTACCAGCCATTCTTGCTGTCATATAATCTATAATAGCAATAGGAATACCTCTAGCTAATCCTACCTCTCTTGCCTCCTGCCATACCCCATCTGATTGAACAGCCTTTAAAACACTTTGTGGACTAGCTATATCATATCCTTGTAATGTCATTGCTTCAAATGCAGCATTAGTATACTCCATAGCTACAAGTGTAGCAGCAGAACCTAATTGAAGACCTGTAACAAAACCTCCTAGTCCACCGATTGCTTTCTTTTTTAAACCACCTGGTGTAGTTAAAGCAGCCTCTGTTCCTAACACAACCGCTGAACCTAATACCATTTGAACACCGTAAGGTAAAATTTCTGAAAAAGACCCTGCCGATAAAGACATTCCCATATCTAATGGGTTATCCATAAAGACATCTAGCTTCTCTCTAAAACCTTTACTTCTATTCCACTCTAGCATTTCTATTGAAGACCCCTTACTTGATGTATAAGACTCCATAAGTTTGTCTGATATATACTCAGCTGCTTGAGAGTTGCTCATTCCTAAAACCCCTTCCATTTCTTTAGGGTCATCCGTCATACTCATAGCAAGAATCACCTTACCAGCCTCACCTCTTTTTCTTCTTGTATTCCATTCATTAGACACATTTGCCCACATTCCTTTTAATATCTTACCACGTGCAGTTTTATTGTTTTTAGAATCTAAATAAGTTTTTGAAATTAAAAATTGGTCAGCAGCATATTTTTTATTCATATCTACTTGAGTAACTGCAGCGGTTAAAAAATTAGCTAAAGCTACATCTTCTGGAGGAAGAACATTATCATTTATAAGCTTGGGTAAGTTTTCAATTTTTTTACCAAACTTTTCTATAGACAAACTATTTAATATAACTTCGTTCTGAACAGCTTGTGCATTTATTTCTACAGCTTCTTGTGTGTATTTTTCTCTTCTTTTTGCAGCCTCAACATCCCAGGCTATAGTAGCAGCTACATAGTTAGGGTCTTGGGTTGCAGCGTAAAGATTATCTCTAATTAATTTTTGTCTATCTCGATAAGCCTTGTAGTCTCCACGTAACATACCTTCTTCAGTAAATAAATTAGGATACAGAGCTTTCTCTTCTTCTGTTGCTATAAACTTATCACCTGTATACGTACCATTAGAATTTCTTTTTATATTTCTCATCGGCTGTGTAAGACCATTTTTGGTGAGTTCATCAATAAAGAAAAATTCATCTCTTGCTTCTTCGTATTCAGTTTGTGCTTTAAAAAGTTGATTAAAGTTTTCTACACCATTGTTTTGAAAATATATTTGTTTTTCTAAATCTACTGTGTTAGCTTCTTTCCATAATCCTTTTGCAAACTCATCAGCTTCCTCTTTAGTATTAAATGCATATACTTCTCCACGTTCACGAGCCATATTTAACATCTCATCCATTTGTGTTTTGGGGTCGTATTGAATCCAGTCTTCACTATATGTAGATTGATTTAAAGGGTCTTTAGGAAACAAAGAAGGAACGACTAAATGTTTATCATCTACTTCTACAGTTGTCATTAATACCGATGAATAGTCGGAAGTTTCGTAATTAAATCTAGCGCCTGTACGTGATTGTTTTACATTTAATGATTTAGAAATAAACTCATCGTTAGGAGTAGGGTCACTTGGATTTGAGCCTCTTAAACTCATAAATCCTCGCAACTCATTTTTGTTTTGCGGAACACCATCTTGCAGTTTTAATTCAAAAGTGTTTAAACCATTAGTAGAAACTATACTTACAATCTCCTCTCCTTCACCTGTAACAGGTGTATTTCTTGCCCTAATTTTTGTTCTAAATGGCTGTGTATAAGTATCTTTTGCTTTTTGAGCAAAGCCTTGATAAGGATTATCAATAACAAACCCATAAGGACCTATATTTTCTTGTAAGCTTTTTATAATATTGTTAGGAGTATAGTCTACTTCATTAACAGACAACAATATGTCTTGATAGTTTTTTTGCTGATTTGTGAAGTACTCTGGCATAAACGTCTTGCTTAATGAACCATCTTCGTTAATTCCAAATCTAGCAAGATTTTTTTCGTCTCTTTCTCTTGCTACTTTTGCGTAAGCATTCTCACCTTCGTCCAAAGCTATAAAATCACCAGGAGGTACTGCATTGTCAGTTTTTTTTAAAGGCATATCACCTTTAAGTAGGTCAGCTTCTTTTGGAGTTACAACTTCTTCAGTTGCTAAATCGAAAATAATATTTTCATCTCCACCAGCTGGAAGCGGTTTCTTTTTTTTTTCGTCTGAAGACATCAGTGGTAGCTGACTAAAGTATTTTTTAAAAGTATCTTTAAACCAACTTCTGTTAGCGCCTGCTGAGTTAACACCACCTACATCATCAAATTCAGAACTTGAAGATGAAATATCAAAGAATTCATCAAAGTCTTCAAAACTAGTAAAAACTTCCTTATCAACCGCTCCATAAACATCCTCTGGTTTGGCACCTTCATAAAATTCTGTAAATGATTCGAACGTAGGAAACATATCTTTATCAACCACAAAGTTATCATAGAACTCTCCAGTGGTAAATACTGAATTTTTGTTTTCTTCAACAGCCATATAATCTATTTATTTAACCTATAATGTTTTTGTGCTTCTAAGAATAACTGCTGGTACTCTGGGTATGTTAAAAATTCGCCAGCTGCTTCATAAGCTCTTTTGATTTCTACTAGATTTGGAGCCTTCCCCAATTCATATCCTTTAATTTTGTCTGGCTCTTCAGTAAGGACTACTGCCTCAGTAACCTTAATACGAGTATCTTCTTGTTGTCTACCCATACCATCATTCCATTGTACATTAGCATCAAGTTTATTATCAGCTTTTCTGTTATTTATAAACTGTTCTTGTTTAGAATACTGTTTGCCTAACATTCTTGATAGTTGTCTAGGAGTTATTTTAGCGTCTTCATTTAATGCAGTATAAATTTCTCTTACAACAGCATTAGTAATAGATGGTTCATCCACCTCTAAATAAACTGGAGCTGTCATCACTTCTGGTAAATAAACCTCTATCACCTCATCTCCTTCTAATTTATCTATAATTAATCCTTTAAGATTTTTAGATTTATTTGGATTAGTTTGTTTAGCTAATATTTCATTTATACCAAATGATAAAGCATCTGCACCATCACCTTCTACATAATCGTCAATGTTAGTTATATAATCATTAAGACTTATGTTTTTAGCAGCGTCTCCTGTACCCACTACAATTTGTAATGCATTGTACGGTATATCAGTTTCTGTTATTCCTGGTGAATTAAAATTAACATACTGATTATCTTGACCCATTAGTCTTTGCCCACTTGTTAATTTACCATAGTTAACTTTACCAAGTCTATTTTGTATTTCACTAGGCGTACTACCAATATAAAAACTTCCTTGAGTTAAAAAGTCTTTATTATCACCAGACATTGATATTGGCAATGTTTGATTTGCATTAGTGTTTTTATCAAAATAAGTAACAGTTAATTTATCTCCTACTTGTTCAATATTTGTAATGTCTATCATTTTATCGTTATTACGAGATTCAGCTATAATAGCATTTTTAGCAGCTACAAAATTTGATGTACCTGCTGCATTTCTAAGATTCATCCAGTTAGATGCAGCGTCAAATATTTGTATATTTTCAGCTTTATAAGCTGCAGCATCTTTATCAAACCCAGGAGCAGTAGCTTTGCTTGTGGTTTTTCTAGGTATCTTTAAATCTAATTGAGCTGCTAAAACTTTATAAGCTTCTTCCTGTAAATATTTACCTTGCTTACTCTCTAAGTCTATATTATAAACACCAGCATCATCTGGTTTCATATAAATAGAATTTTTGTTTTTTTCTTTATTTACATCATCTGTAAACTCCCACGGAGTTCCGTCTGGTGACATTCTTGCAAAGTCATATAGTATACTACCTACATTATCTGGAGTACTTAGATAAGACATTAGTTGTTTTTTTGATGCATCTTTAAATTTAGGATTTTGTCTAATGTCATCTCGTATACTTCCATCATCTCTATTTTTCTGATAAGCAGGCGCAAGCATTTTATATGAACTTTCAATTGCAGCATTAACATCAAACTTATCAGTTTTTTGACCCATCCACCCCAGCATAGTGCTAACTTGCTGAAAGTCTGCTGTGTTAGTAGATAAAGCTCTTACTTTTTTACCGTCTACTTCTTTTGTAACTAACTTACCATTAGATACCTTCATAGTAACAGGGTCTATAAATGCAGCTGTAGTCCTAAAGTCATTAAAGCTTTGAACTTTTCCTGCAGCCCATCCATCTTTTCCAGATAACTTATCTTCTTCTAATCTTTTTTGTTGTTCTTCTAAGTAGCCATTGTATTTGTTTGCAATAGCTATAATTTGTGCAGTACCATTAGAAAGGTTTTGAGATAGTTTAGTAAATTGTTTACGACTCATACTACCATTATCTAAATTACGTTTTAACATTAAGTTGTAATTAGATGCATTGTTTACATAATCTAAAATATAATCACTTGACTCCTGGTCTCCTCCCTCTGGAGCGCTTTGTAATTGTGTAGCTAACTCTTGTGTTACTAAAGCATCAGCAGCTTCATTTTCTTCTTTTAATTTTTGTTGTTCAGTAAGCATATCTGAAAATTGAGTTGCTACTGCTCCCCAGTTTACATTGGTTTCTGCTTCTCTTTGTGCGTATCCTATATATGTTTTAGCCATTTTTTATATTTTTCATTACATTGCCATCATTGGAGTTCCATCTGGCATAGTATAATTATTTATCGCTAATGGTTCATCAATTGCTCCAGAACTTCCATCTGGTATTTGATAGCCTTTTAAAAACTTTCTAAAATCTTTAAATCCTTGTTGTCCTAGTTGACTATTCATTTGGTCATAAAATGCATTTACTCCTCCAATTTGAGAGTTTCCTTGAGCGTCCATAGCAGGTCTATTCATTATATCAAACGTAGCTGTAAAGTCCATACCTTTAAATTGCATTCCAGAAGGGTCGTTTTGAAAAGCTTCTATTGCTGCTTGACCTGCAGTTTTAACAGTTCCATCTGATAATTTAGTATCTTTAAATCCAGCTTTTAAAGCACGGTCTTGTACTTTCCCTGCGTCACCACCAGCTGCTGCTCTATTATCAGTTATACCTGTTCCTAAACTAACACCAGCTTTTAATGTATCTCCAATTCCTTGAATACCTGCTGCTGTATATAGATTAGCTTGTTGCTCAGCTCTTCCTGCTGCAACTTGCGCTCCTTTCACTTCTTCTAAATCTAACTGAACTCCAATATCTCTAAGCCTAGCATCTTCTTGTGCAACTAACATATCAATTTTTTGTTGCTCCGCTCCCATTGCAACTCTTTGTTTTGCTTGCGCTTGATTCTGTGCAGCTAAAACTCTACCTGCAACTGCTGCCGCTCCTCTTTCGCTTTCAGCTCCAGCCGCTGTAGCTTGCGCTCCAGCCGACAATAAAGCTTCTCTTTCTAATTCATATTTTTCTTTACCTATAGAAAGGTTTTTATAAAAGTTTGTGTCTAATTTTTCTCTTGCTTTCAACAATGCTTGTTCAGCATCATATTCTGCATCAGCTGCTGCTCTTCTTTGTGCTGCTGCTTGAACAAAATTTACTGTCATTCCTCCTGCTGACAATGCTAATCCTGCTATTAATAAACCTACTGCTGCCATATTTCTTTTTTTATATTTATTACATCACTGGGTAGCTCCCTGTAATTATTTGTAAATAACTCTAACTCTGCATCCAAAACATTTGTTGCATTTGTTTTATGAACGCAACTCCACTCAACATCTTCGTGTATATAAAACACTCTTTGTGTTCCTTTTTTTGTGAACACAGTATGTGGAGCTTTTACTCTAACTATCTCTCCGTCATCAGTTAAATATGACAACTCCCCTTTAAGCAAAAAAGAAGGGTGTTCTTGTTTGTGTATTAAACTTACAATAACCGCTCCCTTTGGCATAAAAATTTCTCTAGTATATAAGCCACCTTCAAAATGGTGTTTTAAAGGAGCTGTTTTTTTTAATCCCTCAGATTGTTCATCTCCAGGCTTATGTGTTAAAGCTCCCTCTATAACGCTGATTTTGTTTTTAAAGTTCTCAATTTTTTCCCACAAAATACCTCTTGATGCAGGTATTTGCCCTAAAATATTTTGAGCTATTAAATTATCAGAACTACTCATCTACTTAATTTAGACAAAGATACTAATTTTAAGGGAAACTTTTCATAACGTCTGACTCTACAGCAAACAGTTCTGTTGCAGTAGTATCTGCATTTGTTAAAGTAAACTCAGCGTAATGTCCTAAGATGCCATTAGACTCGGCAATTTGATTTTTTATATACATAATATATACTTCTGTACCACTGGCTGGAAAGCTTGTTGTAGTACCACCAGTATTGTTTACCGTTATAGTATTTACACTTGTAGCTAAATCAAAAGTTATAGCTGTTATTTTACCAGCTTCAACTGGAGTTAAAATATCTGTTGGTCCAAAAGGTCCAAGCGCAAAATATACAGTGTCATTAATGTTTATCATTGAACCTAAATCTACACTCATACTAAATGTTAAAACACAAGTAGCAGTTCCTACACCAGTTCTTACAGATTGTCTAGCGACACCTTGTACAGAACGTAATGGAAACTCACCGCTTATTGGATTAGCATTATTGTTTCTTAAATATGCAAAAAACTCACCTTCTTTTTCTACAAAAAAAGTATTAGTAATAAATCCAGTGTCTTGTATATCTGACTTTACAGTTGCCGACCAACTACTATCTGATTGAATAGATAGTGTTTTAAACAGTTTGTTTTCTAAAGGAGCTTGATTAAATACACTTGTAATCGAAGAACTAAATTGTCCCCCATAATAATTATTTCTTTCTACATTATCAGCATTATGACGATATAATTTACCTTGAAAAAAAGTATACAAATACCCACTCATTCCTAGTATTTGTTCTGGTATAAAAGAATAAAAAGATGGAAAACCTGCAGAGGTTTCGCTATAAGTAACTGTTTGATTAGTAAATGCCATATATAATTATTTTAAGGTGTGCATCCCACAACGGATATTATTACACTTTCATCATTAAGTTCTATTGCTTGCTCTCCTCCTGTTCCAGGGTCAGTAATTCCTGTTAAAACAAATCCAGCTGTACTAAATGTTCTATCAGCGTATCCAGGGGATGCTGAGTCTGTATTAACAGCAGGAGATGTTCCGTTTGCATTAGCATATACTCTTGTTCCAACTGACCATCCTCCAGCTCCAGGGTATTGACTAGGTATAACAAATATACTTCCTCCCTGGTCAGTTGCTCCACCACAAGCTAAAGCAGATGTACTATATGTTTGTGTTACATCAGCATCTGCACTTGTTAAAGCTACTGGACAAGCTACACTAAAATATGTAGATAAATAGTCAGAGCTTGATAGTAAGTTAAAAATTTCTACATCTAAATAATTAGTGGTAGCACTTGTTTTAGGAACTACTAAAGTACACACCTGTGGATTAGTAGCAGTTGTTTTAATTTGTCCTGTACCTACTGCAACATATTGAGTAGTATTAGGAATCACCACATATTGACTTGCAGAGTCTAGTTCAGCTACTGGATAGTTTCCAGAAGTAGGTAATGTTCCAGTACCATTCACTCCTAAATATACTGCAGTATTTAAACTATTTGGACTAACATCCCCAAATGTTTGTGAAGTCCATTTATTATATCTTACACCATTATAAACAACATCTATACCTTTTGGCATTTCCCAAGGCAGCCAAGTAATTACAACTGCTCCAGTTGAAGCTGTAAATAAATGTCTCGACTGAAATACACTTGCTGCTGCTGTTTTATAATAAATTGCACTAGGTCCACAGCTTATACCGCACGTACAGTTTGTTGTATCTGGTTGTAGAACAGAATTTTTTTGTAGTCTTACAACGACACCATCACTATAATAACCATCTGCCGCTGGAGTTGTTTGTGTTTGACTAGTGTATACTACTGTAGCGCTAGATAATGTAGCTCCATTTAAAGAATAAAAAGCTTGAGCATTAACACAGCACGCATTAAATCTATCAGCAGCTAAATCTGCTGTACCAGCTTGATATCTTAATTGAACTGAAGTTAAATTTCTATAGTCCCAAATCATATATAAATATGTGGTATTTAAAGCTCTAGCAAATTGTCCGTTAAACACAGTTGGTTGTCCAGCAAAATTAGTGTTAGTTTGTGTAGAAGCAGCTACTAAAGCATTGATATCAGTAGCATTGTTTTGATATAATGTATTGCTTTCTAAATATCTAAACTTATCCCCTGGTACCTCAAATTGAAAATTAGCAGGAGGTAATTTGTTAGACTGTATAGTTACATATGCACCATTTGGAGGAAATGAACCAAGTCCTGTTTGACCAGTTATCATTGTATATTGAGAAACAGTTGGTGAGGCTCCACTTTGAAAATCTACAAACGTAGATGTTGTTGGAGAACTATATAATGGATTAGTAGAGTATGGAGGTGCTGGCGAACCTGCAGGAAAAATATTCCAAAAAAACTGATTGTAATTAGACAATGTGTCTTCGTCTTGTCTTGTTAAGCAAACTTGCACAACATTTAATGTATTTGACAGTGGACAGTCTTGACGTATAGTCCATTCGCTATTTCCAGCTGTCTGTGTAGCGGTAATTGAAACTTCTGTTATAGAAGGAACGTCTCTCACAATAGTTATAAATCCATCTGTCGATACAGCTCCGCTTGAAACAGTTTGTGTAACACCACTACCATCTAAGTAAGTAGCTACAAAAGTTGTAGTACTTCCGCTTGTTAAGCCTACATTATAATTAAATCTAGCGTTACCAGATTCGTTGTTTAATAAATATACAACAGTTTGAGGAGTACCAGCTTCACATATAAAGTTAACATCTACACCACAATTATATTTTAAGTCTGGTTGAGGTAGTAATGTGTTATTAATACTTAACACGTACTCATTCATATAAGGGTCAAATCCACCAATTTTTTGTGTTTGTGAAGACTCAATAAATAAATCTCTAAAATATCCTCTCATCCCTCTTTCAGATATTACTCCTAATGCTTCGTTTGTACCACCTACTCCTTTTAATTGAATTATAGCTCCTCTTTTTACATCAGTAAAAAATTTATCAGCACCCCATTCAGTATAGCTTTCTGGGTTATTACTAATACCATAATCTTCTACTCTTGCAATTTGAGTTCCTAAAACTTCTGGAACCGATGTTAATGAACTTCCTCCAGCAGCATCAGACAAAAGATTTTTACCTGCTAAAACATATGTAATCTTATCTTCTTGTAAAGCAAGAACATCTGTTTTTCTTCCAGACAATACTTCTATTGGTCCATAAGATTCTTCAAGTTGTTTAAAGTTTACTAAACCTAAATTGAATTCGTTTAATTTATTTATGTTTGACTCGTCATTATATATTCCACTGTATGTAATATCAGAAAATCTATGCGCTCTTTTATATATTTGCTCTGTTGCTCCGAATACTCTGTTACCTAAAGAAAATCCTTTTCCAGAAATTGAGTCTCTAATTTTATAACTTTCAACTCCATTGCCATAAGTAAAAGCATTAAAATTATTTAAATAAACAACACCAGCGACCGATGCTGTTTGATTTACATCGTTAACATTTGTTCCAGACATATGTAGACCGCCAGTTATATCGTAATTGTCTTCTCCTTCATAAAATATTCCTGGAGAAGCATCTAAAGGTTCAGACTCAAAAACTAAAGTTGCTTCACTTCTAATTATTTGAACATCCATTTTTAAAGACGACCTACGCTTATCACTACTTCCACAATTAATTCCACCTTGAACAACAGCCATTAAAATATTATTTTCTCCACTACCAGTATTATCAGTAGCTCTTGCAAAACGCATATAAAAAGTTTTAACTGAATCTGTACCAAATGTTTGAGATGCTGGTACTGCAGTACCACATTCGGTTGAGGTAGTTGTACCGCCATAGTATAAAGTGTCATCGAAAATAAAATTACCATTACTTCCGCTATCTCCTACATCCCAAGTTCCAGAGTTTAATTGAGCTTCAATATTATCTCCAATAAACCAATCATACACATTTGCATATGAATTTCTAGCTACTAAGCCACGTAAGTCTAATGTATAAACAACTCTTTCACATCTTCTGTTTCCATCACCAGGTCCACGTCTTTGAAATTTCATATACCAATTAATTACACTTCCTTGAGGAACATCAACATCAACATATTTTGGGTCTCCAACAGTTGGTGGGTCTGCAGCAGTAGGGTTTAAATTTGAAAAAGGATAATATCCAGTTACAGCATTGTCTCCTCCTTCATTTGGATTTTCCCAATTACCGCCGCCACCAGAACAATCAGAATTTAAAGCGCTACTGCCTGGATTATAAATATTATTATTATCAGTGGCAGCTGACCAATTAGATGGCGATAATGCCATATAAGAACCAGAAGGTATAGCTACATTACGAGAAGGAGTAGACCCCTCAATTGGGATTGTTATAAAGTCTTTTACTTGTGCTTCTTTTTCTAAAACTGTAGTATAAACACAAGATGTTTGCACACCTAATGTGTCTCTTTTTACTATAAGCCTATCACCTTTTTCAACTTTTTGTGCGTTCTCCCCATCTAATAAACACCATACTCTAGTAGAGTTAGGGTCTAAAAAGAATATATTAGTATAAATAGTATTGTAAGTATCTCTATCTGGTTGAACAACAAATTTATATTTGCTCGCCCACTTAGGAGCTTTCATTGCTACAGGAATTGTTACTTTAATTTTATTTACTGAAGTAGATTCACTACAAGGAACTGGAATAGTATTTTGTGGACTTACAATAGGAGTAGAGCTTCTTCCAAAATCATCCATATAAACTATAGCTGTTTCATAGTTTCTATTACTTTTTAATGTTTTAGGATTAGAAACATCTTTATATGCAGCGTCTGAAGATACAATTTTATAATAATTATAAACTACTTGAGTAGCAGTTGCTCCTCCAGAATAAACACAAGTATCTACATAAGCCATAGCCATTAATTTGATACCTATAACATTAGCGTCTGTTGTGCTTGTTACAATTCCTAAATTTGCAAATGCAAAATCTTGTGTAGGTGTTCCTCCAGTACAAAAAGTGTCGCTTGTACCGCTCCAGCATTTTGTTAAAGTAGTACTACTTCCTCCACTAGCATTAATTAAATTCTGTGGGACTATACAATTAAAAACTGATGAAACGTTTACACCATTTGCACAATCTTGAACTGTAGTAAAGTTTGTTGGTGAGCCAATATACTGTATAAATTCACTACTAGTAGCTAAATCAAAAGCACTTGTGTAATCTCTTGGAAAAACAAATTCAATTTGTAAATTGTTAACTGCTCCAGAAGCATCTGGCGGTGTAAAAGCACCAGAAACATTACCACCGAAACCTTGATGATTAAAGCTTATATCCATAACTAAAGAAGCACCTTGCTTTAAAACTAATGGTGTTCCGCTAACCAACCCATCTTCAGTCAAATAGACTATCATTTGACCATCAGTTACCGTATAAGTAACTGGAGAGCCAGACGTACAATCCATATCTATAGATGCATTTTGTTTTGTTATAGGCAAGTCTGTTTCGTTAACTATTGTAGAGTCAAGTTCAGTTACATAATTAAAAATAATAGGTTCATTTATAGAGTCTACTAAATCATAACCCTCATAGTAATTACCATACATTAATCTGTTACCCATTAATGTTTGTGATTTTGCTAACAAAGGAACGTTGTCATATAGCCTTAAAATTTCTGAGTCTTCTAAAATTGTAAATATTTTGCTGTTATCAAAAAGAACTGTTTCAGTGTTATTATCACCCAAACCTAATTCTTCTTTATTAAAAGACTCTATAACTTTTATTAAATTTTTGTCAGCTTCTTTAAAAAGTATTTGTATTTCTTTTACTAGTGAACTTCCTGTATTATAAGATAAGTTAACAGCATTGAACTCATTGACCATACCTTCGTTTAATCCACTTTCTAAACTTAAATTAAATGATTTAGGGTCAAAAGCTGGCTGCGTAAATTGTGATGTAGCAGAGTATTCGTCATTTGCATATCTATATCTGTAAGCAAAACAAATTAATCTTTCTTCTAAATAAGTTTCATCATTTACAATATTAAGTAATTCTATAGACGGAGCAGCCATTGGTGGTTTTTTAATAACTAAAATTTCTTCTGCTGTAAATTGGTCAATATTACCTGCTGTAGGATTTTCATAGTTTTTTGTAACGTCAAAAAATCTAGGAGGGTTGTAATTGTCAGTAAAAAATATTAGATTATTTACTTTATTAATTCCGTTAATTAAATATTTGTCTGTAAAATTTAATGTTGATTGTGTGCCACTACCATCATCAATACTTATCATATGATAAGTTGTAAGTTTTGAAATTATATCGTAAGACAAAACTATATCTAAAACGTTTGTTGCTCCTAATCCAGTAGCATCTGCGTGAACAAACCAATAAATAGTTTCATTAGCAGTATCAGCAAAAGAACCTAGTGTTTTAAAACCATATGTAGTTCCACTTGGATATTCTGGAACAATTAATAATTCATTACCTTTTGAGTTTTCTACAGAACCAATTTCAGAATTTTCTGTAGAGCCAAGCCTAACGTTTAACGCATCAATATATTCGCCTTGAGGAACTAATCGTTCATCAACGCTTTTATTCATTCGTCCTTGTATAAAGTTTCTTAAAGTTTTAGCCATATTATTTTATCCACTTATCTTTTCCCCTCATATTCATTAAGAGTCTTCCTGGATGTATATTACTCATTCTTATTTTTGCATTTCTTAACAAAGCACTTTTGTTTTTCTTAGCTCTATTAACGATGTATTCTTGAACATTTAATTTACTATTTAATATAGCATATTGAATATAAGCGTATACATAATCTTCAAATAATTTGTTGACAGTAATCTCGCTATCTATCCCACCTTCCATACCATCAGAAACATATTCTAAAATACATAATTGATTCCTCATATTAGAGCTAAAATTTATAACCCCTTTTTTAGAATCAATTCTAAAGGTAGGATTAGCATTAGCAGTTTCCGTATTTAATCCATACATAGACCTCCCATAAGAATAATCAAAATACCAGCACCCATTATGTTGGTATCCAAGTAATCCATCAAACATTGCACCTTGATTAAGATACATTGTTCTGTCTTTTTGTTTTATTCTATCAAAATCTAATTCTGAAAACTCTGGTTTTAAAATATTTCCAAACTCATCAAACAGAATATTTGTAGCCTGGTCTTGTAAATATGCAGACGAAGAATTAATTTGAATGTTTTCTGTTAAAGGTCTTAAAACTCCGTTATCATCTAACATAGAAAGTCTTACCCAATTAACATAATCTTGTGGTAAAATAAATCTTAATAATTCTCCAACACTCAATTCTAAAACTTTTATTTCTTTAAAGGCATCATAGTTTAATTCTTGTATTGCTCTTTTTGCGTGAAATAAAACTCTATATCTTTCTTCATTATTTACCAACGAATGATTTCCGTCATACATTAATAAAAAATTGTTTACTATATCCGCTAAACTAACGTATTGATAAGAACCCCAATTTGCATTTTTTGGTTCTACACCACTATTCTCGTAATATTTATAATCGTTTAAGTATGCCATTATTGTTCTGAATTATTTTCTAGTTGGTCTTGTGTGTTTGCATATTGAACAACTTGTTCTTCTCTAATCGACACTCCAGCATAACCTAATATTTTAACAACTAAATCTGGCTCGTAATCTGCGGACAATTCAAAGTCTTGATAAGACGCTGAAGTAGCATCAAAAACAGGCTCTCCTCCAGTAACATTTAGATATGTCCACACAGGTGGTAAAGGATATCTTATGTACTGCGCTTTGACTTGATTAGCACCTGTTATAGTAGATGGGAATACAGTCAATACAGACCCTTCAGTTGTGTATGCAGGGTAGGTTGTAGTTGGAGCAGTTAAGTTAGAATTATTTAATAAAGTAATTTTACTGTGACTTGCTCTTTCTGCTTCACCAGTATATGTAGTTCCTGCAGTGTCAAAACATAAAACTTTATTAATTAAATAATAATCTGATGGTAATGTATATGTGTTATTAGCAACATTTACTAACGCTGCAGTTACAGAAAACAAATCAATTACTTCGACAATACCTTTAGATATATCAGCATAACCAGTGCCAGACTGACGTGCATTTTCTTTAATTATTTGATAGTTATATTCATAAAATAAATCTTCAAATAAATCTAATTGCGCTTGTTTAGCATATAAATTAAAATCGTTAGGAGCAATATAACCATAGTTGTTTTTATTTAATATTGCTAATACTGTATTTCTTACTGAGTTAATCATCTGTAATCGTTTGTACAAAGATAAACAAAAAAAAAGAGGCA